CTGTAGACTTGATATTTATCACCAATTCTTTTAGCAATATAATCTGGAGATGCTGGGTTCAAATTTAGGTTGTCATATCTTTCAAGGATAACCTGTCTATTATCGTTATCAGAAAGCTCACGAATAAGGACAGAGAAACTACCGTAAGACTGGAAGTTCCCCTCTGGGGCCTTAATGTTCGAGATGGAGACTTTAATTTCTCTTTGTGCCCACTCGCCAGCAGTTAGAGCCTCAAGGCGGAACAATTTCTGCTGATTACGGGCACGGTATGAGGAGGTATCAGTGTTTAAGTCTTGAGAAATAAACCAACCTGTAGTGCCCTTTTTGGCAGGAGCATTAAAATCATTCTGTTGAACGTTTCTATTGACATTGTTCTCAACCATTGGAAGAATAGCAGCATGGTACTTATCATAACTAGAGCCAGATAAAAGACCAATACTGTCTACACCCTTTGCCCCAAGTTGATATTCATAGGACTCACCGAGCCAATAAATGCCACCCTGGTAGAATGCCTGGGTAGAGTTAGTGGTGATGGCACCATTAGTAATTGTTGGGTTTGTGTTCAAAGCTTTTCTAAGGAAGTTATCAGAATCGGGATTCAAGCTAACCTTAACTTTTTGATCCACGGCACCTGTGGAACCGCTGAATACTAGAGTGAAATCATCTGTGGCACCAACAGCGTACAGCGTTGAACCATTTTGACCTGTGGAAGCAGACAAAAGAACACGCCCTGACTCCAAATAAAACTGTGCGGCGACAGCGCCAGACACAACCGTGCTTTCAGCGCTTACAGATGAGGAGGGCCAGACAACGAGTGCATATACGCCGCCGCTATCATTTGTACCGCCAGCAGTACCTACTGAATAACCAGCTAAGCCGGTGCCACTAGCGCCAGTTGCTTGATCGCCCAAAACACGAAGGAAGGTAAGAGGAGAATTATTTCTCAACCAAGCCTTAGCAGCATATGGGGCGTAAGTAGGAGCAGTATTATTGCCCTCACGCCATGCATCGCCGCCTTCATTACCAGGTACAGGCTCGCCAAAAGTCTGTACAAAATCAGAGTATGAGTTTACTTGCACAGGCTTATTAGCAGGTCCCTTGCGGGAACGTCCAATAACTACTGGTCCAACCTCAGTTGGGGTTGCTGGAAGTTGTGATTGATCTATCTCGTCAACGAACACTCCAGGCGAAATGAACTTAAACTTTTTAGAAGAGTTGTCAGCCATCGAAATGTTTTCTCCTCGGTTTTAATCGTATAGTAAAGTATCTAACAATTTACACTAAATACCAATAATAAATAGTAGGGCAGTGTTCCAAACGCCAGGTTGATTATCTTCTGTATTTATCTTTTCTGCCCGCATGGAACTCAGGCTCGTCGCCAAGCACCACCCTTTCTCTGCCAATTGTAACCTCAGCAGCGGATTCACGCACTGTTACAGTGGGTACTTTATCATTCTCCCCCGCACCGATAACATAACCCAAAACTGTAATTGTAGTAGTGCTCTTAAAGATTCGTTCCTCCAACCCAAGGCCGCCACTATTTCCTTCGTTTGCAAAAGTTTCATCACCGAAAGCCTCAAAAACATGACCGTCATGTTCTATTTTAAATGCTACAGGTGTAGAAAAAGACCCCAAAAAGGCTTGTATAATTTGGTTCATTTGACTCTGGTACTCTGCTATAATCTTTACCTCGTAAGTTACCTCAACATATGTTGGCATAGGAATATACAGAGTATCGTATACTACCTTTTCATTGTCAAACGGAAAATTATCTTGCTTAAATATTTTCTTTGCTGTTAGGTTTGCACGCTCACGACTCTTTTCTTGGTTCACACGACGAGCAAATGGAATAGCACCGCCTTTTTTATAAAATCCAAAGTAAGGCGGAATATAAACTCCATACTTACCCTTGTTGCTTGGATTATTGATTACACTTCCTCTTACGATAGACATCAAGGGATATTCTAGCGTTCTTCCATTAGGGCGGAGCGTGGGGTTATCTTTAATTTGGAAAGCTCGTTCTGGAGATGCAAACAAAACAGGGACTTTATGAAAGCCGTCATTTGTGTCACAGAAGATATTTAGATCGTCGTTTAAGTAGTTAAAAAACGCCGTATCAATTGTTTCTAGGGTAGAGGGGTTAAACCCATACCTTGCCTTTAATTCTTGATTTAACTCGGTACGTTTTGGCATAGCTTATTTTCCTAGATATTTTTCCCTGGATTAAATAACCCTTTTCTTGCTTGAATACAGGACGCCTGAACTGAGAGCGCTTTACCATCAGCAAAACCAGAATCCTGACCGAAGAGAAAGCGGGCTTCCTCAAAGACATCTACAATCTCAAAATACTGTAGGTCATATTGGACAAAATCTCCAGGACGAACAAACAAGTCTTGATCTTCAACTAAGCGTCGCTTGTGAAAATTAACTTTAATTTTGAAAATACTGTCAAAGCCATATTCATCTTGTTTTCTTTCTGAACCCTCATAGTCAACCAGAGAGTAAACCCTTATGGGTGGTAAAAAGCTCTTTTCTATTGCCTCTCCGTAGATATTATACTTTGTTAATTTTTGGTCTATTGGAAAATACAATACCTGTTGACCAACAACGTGCTCAATTACCTCGTCATTGATCTGTTTTACAAAGTTTCTCTCTGCCTTCCCTACAAACAAGGGTGGTGGCGGATTAGTGGGTTGAGTCCATCTGTTGATGCGGGGATCGTTTGCCATTCAATTAACCTACATAGATGCCCATTGGGATCTTCCCAACGACTTCTTGAAGATTGTTCATCATTTGTGCATCACCCTCAGCGAGAGCGCCGTAAGCCATTTCATCCAGGACAGTTTTTAGCTCATCTCTAAGAGCATTTTGTTCCTCTTTAGCTTCAGACACCAAAGCAGGTCCATTAAGAGTGACTTCATTTCCTGGGATAGGTATAGAAGCTAACTTAGAGCGAACCTGTCCAAGGGTTTCTTTTGCTAACGATAGAGCAAAACGGCGGATCCATTGCTTACCAATACTGTTGATGTGTTTATAAGGCACATTGGGAAATGGTAAGGTATTCATATTATTTACACCATCAGCGCCATATTTACGATCAGCCTCTTCAAAAAAGGCATCTTCTGCCACTCTAAAATCTACCCAAAACTTATCCGGAAAACTGCCATTGGGAGTGGGAAAGATTCTTAACTTGTTATTGTTAATTCGGAAAGAATGATGTGACGCCCTGACGTTTAAGTCCTCCTCAAACGCATAAGCTTGTAGAACATTTTGCCAAGCTGGAACAAGCTGAAACTGGCTGTCATCAGCATACATGCCGTAAGTTGATAAGTTGCCCACGGCTCCGATGGAATAGCCACCAAAAAAGTTCCACATGGATTGCGGTGTTTTATAATAAACTCTCTGAATGGTGATGGCATTTTTACCAACGCTATTACTAAAAGGAGCACCAGCGACTAGCGACGCACTATAGATAATATCCTGAAGATCATAATCTTGAATATCTTGTTTAGCATCAAAAGAAGCAGAAAAAATGGTCTGAGACGCTCCAACGCCGGCATGTAAACTGACACCCCTACCAACATGAGTGGCGTACCCTAATTGGAAACGAGGGAATTTAAGATTGGGCTTGGTGGTAAGTCCACCAGAGCCAGAATATTCAGTAAACTCACCATCTTGATCAAAAGAGCCTGTAGTGTTACCCAAAAGATCAGATAAGACATTCTTAGCTTGGTGAGTATTAATTAAGTATGAATACTCTAGACACGCTTCTTCATAGGCGTTATATACAATAGCTGGAGTTATTTCTAAATCTAATACTCTTCCTCCCAGCTTGTTATAGGTATAAGCTACCTGATCCACAGCACCGCTAACAAAGGCACTTGTGGTATAAATACCATAAGATAAAGAATCTGTAACGTCCGTAGCCGTGCCTGTAGCGGGTAATACTACAGCACTAACGGTGCTTAATGGTTGAAGGTTTGTGGGCATGTAAAATCCTCGCTTATTGTATAAATAGTTTTTCGGTTCCCTATTTCTTCCGTAAATAAGAAAACCCCGCCACTAGGACGGGGTTCTCTCAAACTTATTCAACTCTTAAGAGTTTTTTAAGCTGATACGTCAGATACCAAATCTGTGCAAACTACTAGTCCGTACATGTCTGGACGAACCATCTTCTTGGCGTAGCGAGTCATGACTCCCTTACGAGGTACGAAGTCCTCGGTACCAAAGATGGTAGGTGTGACTTGTAGTGGGACGTAAGGAGCGTAGACATATCCGCTTTCGAGGAAGCTAGCACCCTTGCGACCTACTAGTAGCAAGTTACGTGGGAAGTAAGGATCGACATGAATGTCCATCTTACGACTGATGGAGCCAACGTTGTGAACGCCCCACGAACCGTCTTGATCGTCTGGGGAGACGGAAGCACGGAAACCGGAGGTGAACTCAAGAATGTTAGCTACTTCTGGGGAGCAAACTAGGAAGTTAGCACCACCACGTAGTGTCTTACGGTGAATACGAGCACTTACTTCGTTGACAGTCTCAAGAAGAGTTTCGTACCACTCAGATACAGTACCTGTGAAATCTGGGTATGTTGTGCCGTTAAGAAGGGCACCAGTTTCACGATTCAAGAACTTACCTGGGCTACGAGACCAGTACAATGTACCAGCAGTAGAACCCTTAACAAGGTCTTCAAGGATCTCTTGATCAATTTCAAGAGCAACTTGCTCGGACAAAATGCTTGTCAACTCAACTTCAGCGTCAAGGTTGTGATAAGCATTCAAGTCTTGTGCTAGTTCTGGGGACCACTTAGCCTTAAGCTTCTTAGAGATAGCTGTTACGGCTACAGAATCAACTTTGATGTCAATTTCTGGAATGCGTGGGTTGTTCTCAAGACCCCATGGAGTAGCACCGACAACAGAGCCGATAGCGCCACCGGCGTTGAAGACGTCCACGATTGGGAATGTGAGACCAGTTGTAACGTTAACAGAAGCACTCAACTGATCTGTGGTTGCTGTAGAAGCGAAGACCATGTTAAGTGTTGTTTCGCTGGAACCAGAGAAGTCAGTCAAACGACGAACTTGGAAACCATCTCTAACCAAACCACCAGCAGCAGTACCACTGAGAACGGTCATGGCAACGAGGTCATCCATGTTTTGGTTTGTTTGCTTTTCTACGGTACCAACAAGGTATGTGGTTGTACCAGAGATAAAAGCTGGGTCAGCACGCAAGATGGTGAACAAAGATCCGCCTGGGCGGGTTTGAGTATCACCATAGGTACCAGACGCTACGATAGTAACTGCACCATCGCTAACTACGACGGAAGCTGTTGGACTGGAGTAACCGTTGTTCAAGGTGTAAGCTGAAAGCTGACCATTGTTGTCAGCCAAATCAACACCACCTGTGAGTTGAGCACCGACCTTGCCACCGCCGTAAAGGGAGGTACCAAAACGCTGTGCAAGGCGATCGCCGTTGTCAGTAGCGCCGTTGTCGCTGTTTTCCGAACCGAAGGTGAAATCTAGGAAGAAGATTAGACCACTTGGTAGGGACATTGGTTGAACGGATACAAGATCCTGAGCCAAAAGCTGACCGAATACACGGCGAACGATTGGGAAAGCAACTGCGGAAAAACCTTCTACGTCGCCAGCAGACATTGTGCTGGTTTCTTTTAGAAGCTGAGCGGCTTGGTTTTCTAGAAGACGAGCCATGTTTGAACGACCGTTGTCGTCAAGACCCTCTAGAAGACCAGTCTTTTCCCACTTCTCTAATAGAGCTTCACCTTCATTGGCAAGAGAGCGTGCTCTAATACCTTCGGTGAGTGTGTTTAATACAGACATTTTATATTCTCCTTATGAATTATTTGTCTTTGTTGTTGATTGCTGCGAGAGTTGCCCAACGATTGTAGGTTGGATTACCTTCAGTAGTGCGTTCCTCTTTACGATTCCCACTAAGAATAACTGATGATCTTTTTGATACGACTTCAGACAACGATTGTGGAGCATCTTTTGTGATGCCCGCCATTGTCTTTTGAAGGGTTTCGTAAACCATCTTCGCTTCTTCTACCGAACGTGCTCCAGAAACTAACTCAGCAATTTTAACTTTTTGCTGCTCATTCAAGGAGGAATCTCCAAGCACACGATTCGCATATAATAACCTTGCGTTTTGCAAGTTTATTTCTTGTAATTTATTTTTTACTTGCCCAAGGAGTTCCTTGAGTTTTTCATTTTCTTTTTTAAGAGCCTCTTGTTGAGGAGCGTTATTTTTAAGATCATTGCGTTCAAGATCTTCAGCATCCTCTTCATCCATGCCGTCAGTCTCCACAGCTTCTACTGCTTCATCCTGCTCAACTTGATCTGCTGTTAGTCTTTCTTCTGCACGATCTAATTCTACTTGGGGGACATCTACAACAAGCAGTTCTTTAAACATTTCAACTAACTCGTTTTCGTCAAGATTAATTTCTTCTTCATCGGATCGGTTAAAAGCACCCTCATCATCCAAAGGTAAGCCAACTTCATCAGCAATTTCTTCACGATCCATTTCAACTGCCGGCTCATCGTCCTCTTCGGATTCGGCAGCGGCAATGATATCGTCAAGATCTACGACAACAATGTCCTCTTCCTCATCGGAAAGGTGAGCCATTGGTACTTGTTCCATAGCAGTGCTATCAACCTCAACCTCTGCATCTGGCTCCATGCCAAGATCCATTTCATCTTCTTGTTCTAAAAGTTTACTCACAGCGCTGCGAACCTCATCGTTATATTTTTCTACGATATTGGCTTCTGCGCTTTTGATGGCAGCCTCACGAAGTGCTTTTGCATCTACGATTGCTTGTTCTAACATATTAGACATAAATAATCCCCTTTAATTGATGATATTACATCAAAATAAATAGTAGATTAAAAATGTAAACGACTAGATTTGTTCAAATGAACAATATTAGGCTACCGATGAATCAGAATAATCGTCCAGTGTTGTTAATATTAAAATTAAAGTTTCCAACTGGAAGCCATTTTGTCCCGCCCCAAACTAAAGTACACCCTGCACGACTGAAGAGTGGTCCCGAGCCTGGGATTGATGCAGTGAGAGTAATCTGACCAGCAGGCGAGGCTGGGGGCGAATCGATATTAGCGCCACCAATATTAATCGCTGTAGAAGTAGCGCCACCTGTTGATCCTGATATAATCATGCCTCTAATTTTCTTTTCTTGCCCTATAAAAGTCCCGTCAGCAATAGTCATGGTAAGACTATTATTTACAGCAAGTGAAGATGACGCATCTATGATTGTCAATCCTGTAGTGGCTGATATCGCACCATTGGCAGTGAGAGTCTCTATGGAACGGTTACCAAAGGCACCAGAAAGTGCAACGCTACCACTGATTGATAACGTCTCTTGAGGTGCGTTTGTATTTATACCGGTATTTGCATTTGTGGCATCAATAGTAAGACGAGCCTTTCGTTGATTGTCCGAGCTTCTTCGGGTTGCAATTTGAAAGGCAGAGTTGAGTCCTGTGCTAAAATTAG